CTCTTAATCAGGGTGTCCAGGGTTCGAGCCCCTGAAGGCGCATCAAAAGCACTGTTTTTGCAGACGTAGGAGCTGCGGGGGCGGTGCTTTTTTCATGTCTGGAAACGATTGTTCAAAATAAAGGTATCACAACAACTGCAGAAAAAGGGAGAAGGCAGCCACTGATCAATGGCTGCCTTCTCTTTTTCTCTAATAGTGCTGCTGAAAAAATACCGGGTCAAGCTTATAGATACCAGCGTGTAAGATCTGGTATTGATTCGCAAGATGTAAATAATTTTTAGTCACATCATAATCTGAATGTCCCAGAAGGATGCGGAGCATCTCAAGATTACCACCGCCTAATATGTAACTTGTTGCAAATGTGTGCCGGAGCAGATGCGGATGCAGCCGATCTATACCGGTCCGCTTTTTCAGCCTGGCAAAATATTGTTTGATCACATTTTCATTGATGGGCTCTTTGCTCTTAATCTGAACAAATACGTTGTCATTCGGCGCGGATCCGTACCGGTAATAACAAATATAATCTTGCAAATTCCCTTTTAAACGTGAAGACATAATAACTATACGGCTGACGCTGCCTTTCGAATTAACCACCAGTAACGCATCTTTATCAAAAAGCACATCCTGAATCTTTAGATTGATCACTTCCTGAGAACGAAAGCCGGCATCCAACATCAAGTGAACAATGCAATAATCACGCAGTCCCATCATGGAAGACCGGTTGAATGTTGCATCAATCTTTTCAACTTCATCCGCATACAGGGGGATGATCTGCCGGGCATCATTCTTTGGAAGTTTCACTTTCTTGTAGTCCTCTATGTAATGTTCGTTCTTACAGTAATTCAAAAAAGATTTGACAGCTCGGCTGTATGTCCGGACGGATGAATTCTTGATGGCTTCATCTGATTCCGGGGTGAATGGGTGACCTTCAAATTTTTTCTTTGTACGCAAGAACAATACATAATCCTTAAATATTGAATCCGGAAGATCTGACATATAAACGGCTGCATAACTTTCATGACAAAATGTGACGAATTTTGATATATTGTCTGTATAAAATTCAAGAGTTTTATCAGACACATAGGTTTTACGGTCTTCTATAAAATCTTTGTATGCATCATCTATTGTTATATTCATAATTACCCCTTTTCATGAAGAAATCATTATGATATCATATCAGTATCAGAAGATACCACACCAGTTTGGATATTTAAGATTTCAAATTGATGCACAGAGTTACTCACGTAAGTGTCCGCCAGTTCACACGCATTGAATTGGCGGGCTTTTTTCTGTTTGTAACGAAAAGCATCATGAATATCATTGTCGTTTAACTGGCAGAGTGCTTCAACGCAATCCTGCATGATATTATCATCATTGATTCCTCTTGTATAAATTCCTAATGTAACGGCTGCATTAATGACACGTTTCTTCATCATTTCGCTGTTTAATTTCCGAGTATACAGCCTGATCAACTTCACATCCTTTGTCCGGACATTAACATCCACCATTTTACAGCTGCGAAGTGCTGACCAGAAGGCGCACAGGTCACGCCGGGACTTGTTGCTGTCACCCTCAGGTTTTACCATCCGGAAAACATGAAACGTCAAATAATCAGCTATAATTTTATGATTATCGAGATAATCATAAATACGCCGGGCCGTCAGCTTTGCTGAATTATCCCGGAAGGGAATCAGTTGATAAGTCTTCGAGTGCTTACGCATCGTCTGATATTCAACATTCATAATCAAATTGATCTTTGGTGTCAGCAGATCAGCCAGACGGTGCAGCGTGTCGGATGACATAGTTTGATCGCCGGACACAATAGCCTGGCACTGATCACGTATATGCTGATCGGCACCATGTTCTGCATAAAACTGAAGCCGAGCAGTATCCAGATATTCCCAAGAATGCTTTAAATAACACTGTTCATAACAGTACAGATCATAGCGGTTGATTAAGCCGTTAAAAAACCACACTTTGAAAAACCATGGTTTATAGTTCTTTTCAATGACTTCTTTAGTCTTCAAATAGATTCTGATAAATACCTTGTCTGAACGCTTGCCCATGGCTACATAGTCAATCTCATAGCCATCTGAACCAACTTTTGCGGTATGAATCAGAGCATCTTTGAACCGGTCAACACGCATCTTGTAAAAGCTTTCCGGAGCAAAAAACTTCTCAGGATTAACCAGATAATTACTGTGCCAGCAATAATCAATTCTATTTTCTTGAGCGTATGCAATCGTTAACCCGAAGAACTCGCACATGCGCTGAATGTAATGATAGGAACGCTCAAAAGCTTTATGTACACCGTACATCCACAACATATAGGAACGAATTTGAACGACAATTTCACAGGTAACGGACGAGCCGCCATCCGAGCCACGGGGAACAACCGGAGCTATGAAGATGTCGAACCAGTCCGGGCACTCAAGGCATATATTAAAGAATCCGGCAAACGTCCCAGGACGTAAGTTCAGATTACTGAGACAACCTTTGAAGAAGACCGGCACATGATCCGCATGATTAGACATCAACAAAGATTTCTTCTTTTCAAAAAACTTCCGAAACTCCAATACAGCCGGGTCACTGGTGCCATCTGTTAAATCTTCATTGAGCTTAACACTATAATAAAAAGTATCAATGTTATGTAAAAATTTGTTTTTCTTGAAATCAAACCAGAATTCAATACCATTCTGATCTAATTCCTGATAGATTTGTGTCTTTTCTATCTCTCTTTTTGCAACCATAATACACCCCACTTTAATTTGATAAAGTTTTTGGGGAAAAGGCCGTTTCCCCAAATTTTAAAAACACGGTTTTTGTCAGTATTTACAAGGCTTTAGCCATTATTTGTTATGTATTTTCAGACCACGTATTACAGGCACGTGGCTGGGGTTTTTTGCCCTGGTTTTACGATGCATCAGCCTGGGCCGATGTCCCCACGTCCTCGGCGGGGGCCCCCTCGCCCCCTTCCTCAGCCGTGCGGGCATCGTCTCCAAATAATGCATAAGTATCATACAGGCGATAATATAACCGCTTTGCCCGAAAGAATTCAGAACCAACCTTTTCCTTCATTGGATACCACACTTTAACAGATACAAATAGTTGACCAAAGGAAAGAAAAGAAATGATCTTACCAAAGGTACCAAAATTAGAGACCTTACGATGAATATATTCATACTCAATCAAGGCTCGAACCTGACGGTCAATCATTCGATCAAACTGAGCGATTAATATTATTCTATAACCCAAATGTCTGTGCAGCGTGAAAAATTCAAGCCATGCAGAACGCCCCTTAGCGTTCCAATCTCGGGCATTAAACATTAGCTGACATTCATCTATAACAAGTAATATAGAATCCTCCTTTATGCCTTTGTGCTCTTTGGCATAGATTTTTGCGTAATCAATCAAAAAATCCGGTGTCAACTGATCGTTCCATTTATACAAATAAAGCTTCTTTTTCTTTGATGGAATCATATCAAGATTGATATTAAAATTGCCAATGGCGGATTTACCGGACTTAATCCACCAGTAAAGAACCTGAGCAGTATGCAATGACTTTCCAGATCCAGGAGTTCCGGAATAAAACAAAATCATAAAATCCCCCTTTCTGCTATGAAATCACGCGGATCCAACGCATTATAATTGAATACAAGTAAAAAACACCGACCGCCACAAGCCAGGCTTCGCCAATTCCAATAAATGTTGAAACTGGAATAAAATAATTCAAGTTCTTCAAAAATGGGATATCAGCCAACGCGTCAATATATGACACAAAAGGAGACTGCGGAAGTTTCGAAATAACAAAATTCAAAAATTTAACAACAAGTTCCATAAATTACCCCCTGATAAGTTTTCTGGTAACCAATATCAAACCAACAATAAATCCAAGCGTTTCCATAACCCTTAGAATTTGGATTACAGAACTAAAATCAGACATATCAATAGACCATGATTCATTAACATGGATGTATTTATAATTAATTTTCAAAGGAATATCATAAATAGGTGCTTCACCCTGAACTGATAAGACTTTAAAAGCCCGGATTAAATCGAAAGGAATACAAAATGGAAAGATAGTAGTCAGATCAGCAAGATAAGGGGCAGCTTCTGCATCTGTTGCCGGAGCATCCGGATCAGGTTCCGGGCTAGGATCTGGATCGGGTGAAGGGTCAGGGTCGGGCGATGGATCCGGAGAGGGGTTAGGATTTGGATCAGGTGAAGGTTCTGGATTCGGTGATACGTTTGTAATAGATTCAACAAAAGCGTTCATAGCTTCCTGCTGTTCCTGAAGTTTTTGCGCTGGGTCTGTCGTACGCTGTGCAATCTCATTTAGCTTATTGATATAATCATTCATCTGTTCCTCAGTTGGAAGAACAACATTATCATAAACGGGCTTATCCTTAGTTTCTTCATTTTCCTGGGCTTTTTTAGCTGCATCAGTTGTCAATGTAGATTTAGGATTTAAGTTAGATGCATAACCCTTAAAAGCTTTTAAGGCTTCATCTTTAGAATCATATGCAACATATGGAACATTCATATAAACCTGTTTGTATGAAACAAAAGCATTTAAATTAAAACCCGTCTTAAATTGAGAAGAATCAGAAGGAACATAACCAGCATAACTATTAGAAAAATAAACAAATGAATGTTGAGCATAATAACTAGTGCCATATTGGGTATTTAAAAAAATTAGAGCTTCATCACACATAGTTATATATTTAATCATTCCAGAAGAATTAACCTGAATAAGATAATAAGGATATTTAGCTAGATTGGAAGAAAACCAAGTTGATAAAAAATCAGGCATATTCAAACTACTAATATCAGCACTTCCAACAGCTGCCTTTTCATCTATATTCTTCTTAAATACCGGAGCAACCGCAGCCAATACAGAAGCATTACCCATCAATGATAATGATGCGTTTGGATGCTTCTTCCACCATTGTTTGAGCTTCTCCCAGGTTGTCAACTTCTTCTCTGGATCATCATTATCCGGATCAAAATCATCCGGATTACCACCACCGCCACCCTGAGTGAGTATATAAGCAATCGTTTTATCATAACAATCTTTTAACGTGTCTTCAATTTCACCTAATCGCTGATTAAAATCATCCTGCGGATTAGTACCACCATTAAAACAATTATATCCAACATATCCAGCCCCGGCAGCTGCCAACATTGCCAGGATAAAAGCAGCATCATCTACACCAGCGATTGCGTAGGCTGGTTTTGATGATACTAGTACCGCAGATGTAAAGATAACTACCACAAGGCACGCGGCTATGATTTGTTTTCGGAATCTTTTCATAAATACCCCCTTAAATAAAAAATAGGGAGATGCGAACATCTCCCCGGTCTCCGAAGTAATTAAATGGCACTCGTTTTTAAGCCTGGTTTGTAACAGATTTAAAAATCTTAATACCTTTACGGATTACAAACACACCACCAATAATTGGTAACGCAATTGGAAGCGTTGAGGTAATAATACCTGTAATAGATGTTCCAATTGTTGTGAACTGTTCTGTTAAAGCACTAGTAATAGTTTCCATATTTTCCCCTTTCCGGCAATAATTAAGCCTGATTAAATATTTTTATTATACCAGTAATCCCTAACCCAACAATGATACAGATCATGCCAAGCAAAAGACCACCAGGAATAAACGTTAATACTATAGATATCATATCTTTTATGGTAAACGCTTCTGGCGCTGCCATTTGAGCCATAGTTTCCAGTAAAGATTCCATATCTGTTTCTGCAAGCGTTTCTGAAGCTTGCGCAGCGAGTAGAACAAACATAATCACTCTCCTTTAATGCTTCAGGTAGTTGGTGAATATCAACGCTACCAGAAGCCCGGCAACTATCGAAACTGTGCACAACAGCGGGATAGTCACATTCTGTAAATTGCTATGATAGACAGTCAGATCATTTAACTGCTGGCTGATTTGCTGAAGATTTTCATTGACCTGCAGAAGGCTGCCATTGATCTGATCAATGTTACTTGTGTAATCGAATAACGGTTCTTCTGGCGTTGCTTCGGTTTCTTCTTCCGGCTCTTCAGTCTCAAGCAGAAAATCCCGAATTTCCTTTATATTATTGTCAAGGTTCGTCAATTTATCTGATGCATTACCTGTATAAAGGTCAAATTTTGATTCTAATGATGCCTGACCAGCCAGAAGCTGATCAAGCTGCCCGGTAATGCCTTGCAGATCTTCAGCAGTTAAAAATTCAACAGATTCATTTTCATTCTGAACAGCTGCTGTCTCATCTATCGCTGCCATACATTACGCCTTTACTGGCACCGGTACAAACTCAATATCCTGTACATATGACAGATCTGTAGCTTTAAGGACCGGTTTACCATCGGAACCGACTGACATTTCAAAGCAGGCATCATAAATAGCCGGTACTCTTAAGATATGATCACGGGCACCATAATCAAGGGAGCATTTCGCACGCTGGTAGCCGACAGAACCAACTTTTTGAGCCTGTGTCTGTAATGCACTGCCATCGTCACCGTAAAAATAATAATTGATTGTGCAGCCACGCACGGAACGGCCAGATTCATCCTTGATATCATATTCATTGGCGTACATCAGTAAAATTCTCATAAAACTATTCATAAATATTCTCCTTCATCTATTATAGCGGTCGGCATCAGATATAAGTCTCTTGCCCCCTTTAAAAAGCGGGCAGCCGACGGCCACACCGTAAACTAATTTTTGACTCGCCGCCAGGCAGTTCCAGCCGCAATCCATGCGGCTGAAACTTTAGACAGTCTGCTTTGATTGGTTTTGTCAAGGGCTGCCCTGCGGCGTACCGGCGCTGCGGCGCCTTGTCCCTTGACAAAATCCAAGGTTGTTGGCTTTTCTGTAAGGCCCTGGGATATGTTATGTAAAAATTCCTTAAAGACTTATGCATTATCAAGTGTAAATTTCAAATGAGGATAAGACGGCAGCGGCTTCAGGCCATACGCCTTGATACCCTCATTAGTTCTTGTGTAAAGCTCTTTGCATTCGGCTTCAAGTTCCGGCGTCAATTCAGATGCCGGCATTGTTGCTATTTCAAAATACCGCCTGATCATCGGCGCGTATTCGCTGCACCATAGTTCCATTGTGTTACGTCCTTCCGGTTTTTATATCGGGCTCCTTACCAGGAGCCCATGCAATTAAAGAAAAGAAATATGTTAACCCCTTAGGGAGTAACAAGCTGTATATAATCTAAATCATCAATCATGATATCCGGTAAATGGCCACGGATACCATGATTCATATATTGAACTATAGCTGACATTATGCCAATATCTGAAGCAGTATAGCCAGTCTGTATAATTCTTTCTGAACTCATGTCATCTTTGATAAGTTCCCACTTTTTAGAAGCTTTCTGCTGTAACATTGTCCACATCTTTTACCATCCTTTCATTTGCCTGGGAAACCCGTATAACAGCGGATTTTCCAGGATTGTTAAACCCTTAGTAAACATGCTATAATTAAAATTTAAGAAGGTGTAAAAGTATCACAACTTCTACAATAATTATATCACATACGTGAAATAAGTCAATGATAAATCTCACGTATGTAAGAAAGTGAGGGAGAACATGACTATTGGGTCAAGGTTGCGAGACTGGAGAAAAGGAAATAAGCTAAAAACAACAGAAATCAGCGAAAAAACAGGGATATCTACTGGAGCATTATCTAATTATGAACATGATAAACGAGAAATTAGTTGCAATTTTCTGTTGAAATTACAAGAAATATATCATGCGGATATATATTATATTCTCACGGGCGTGAAGCAGACAGCGCTTTCTGATGAAGAAAAAGAATTATTGAATAATCTGAAACTATTACCAGATAAAGAAAAATATAAGTTTTACGGAAGAATTGAAGAAGCGGCTGAACGTTATAAAAACGATGCTGCAGAATTATCTGCTTCAAAGATTGGATAAGCAAAAAAGAAAAGAAAGAGAGAAATTGAATATGTTAGCGCAAATGTATGGGGGAATAATTGTTGCAATTATTGTTGTATGGGGAGCTGTTATTATAAAATATAACAGTGAAAATAAGAAATACAAAGCATCCAGTTATGGAAAGCAGCACAAAAATAATTTTATCAATATTCTGGGAAATAAAGGAGCCAGAGGAGAATACAGAACATCTCAATTCCTGGAAGAAGCATCATTTGAAAAGAAAATGCTATTCAACGTTTATATTCCGAACCGATCCGGAGCAATGACAGAGCTAGATATTATCATGATTACTGCAAAAGGTATTTATGTAATTGAAAACAAAAATTATTCGGGTTGGATCTTTGGGGATGAAAACAGCAAAAACTGGTGTGAAACAATCAAAGGGAAGAAATTTTTCTTTTACAACCCAGTCAAACAGAATAAAAGCCATATTAAGAACCTTGAAAAAGTTTTACAAGTTGGGGATGAAAAATATATTTCTCTAATAGTATTTAACGCCAATGCTAATTTGAAAAAAATATCAACAGAAAGTAAGAATCTATATGTTATAGCAAGTAAGCAAATTAAAAAGTTCTTTCAAGAACAGAATACATTACCAGATCAGTTAACCAGTGAAGAAATAGAGATGATTTACCAGAAATTATTACCAGGTACACAATTGACTGCCGAAGAGAAAAAACAACATGTAGAAAGAATTCAGAAACAGTACAAAAAGAAATAATCGTACAAAGATTGACATAAAAGCAAATTCGGGTTACTATAATAGTAACCGAAAAGAAATAATGAGATTTCAAGGCAACACAAAGAAGCCCCATAGAGTCGCGATCTATGGGGCTTCTGCCTTAGGCTAGCTGTCTTAATGCTTTCGGTCTAACCATTTGCATATGTAATAACCGACTACACTTGCCACAACCGAAAGAATAAAAGTTATAATGAGATCCAAAGCAACACACCTCCTTCCTACTGGAAAGAGTCGACAGCATATTTATTATAGCGCAGCTGCATAAATAAGTCTATGGCAATATACAACGTATACCTCTTAATCAGGGTGTCCAGGGTTCGAGCCCCTGAAGGCGCATCAAAAGCACTGTTTTTGCAGACGTAGGAGCTGCGGGGGCGGTGCTTTTTTCATGTTCGGAAATATGATTGAAAATAAAGGTATCACAA